AAAGGCTTGGGGTGAACAGAAATGGACAACCAAGTCTGGTAAGAAGTCGTCTGAAACAGGTGAGAGATACTTGCCTGAGAAGGCGATCAAGGCTTTAAGCCCGCAGGAATATGCAGCAACAACTAAAGCTAAGCGTGCTGGCAAGGCAGCTGGTAAGCAGTTTGTGGCCCAACCAAAAAGCATTAAAGCTAAAGTTAAGCCTTATAGGAAAGTTAAATGACCACAACTGGATCAACATCATTCAATTTAGAGTTCAAGGATATTGCCGAAGAAGCATTTGAACGCTGTGGCGTTGAGATGCGTACTGGCTATCACTTGCGTACAGCACGTAGAAGCCTTAACTTGTTGACCATTGAGTGGGCCAACCGTGGCATCAACCTATGGACAATTGAGCAGGGCGAGATCCCAATGGTAACTGGACAGGTAAGTTATACCCTTCCTGTAGATACTATTGACCTTTTGGACCATGTTATCCGTAATAACAACGGTACATCCAATCAGATTGATATCAACATTACCCGCATTTCTGAGTCTAGTTATGCCATGATTCCTAATAAATTAGCGAACGGCAGACCTATCCAAGTGTGGATTAACCGTCAATCTGGCAACACAAACGCCATTCCAAGCACCACTTTAAGCGGGGCTATTAACTCTACAGTTACCACTATTAACGTGGCTAGCACGGCCAATCTACCTTCCGCTGGTTACATTACCGTAGATAACGAGATTATTGGCTATACAACTGTGAGCGGCAATCAATTACAGGGATGTGTGCGTGGTCAAGCTAATACGGCTGCAGCATCTCATTCATCAGGTGTAAACGTTTACACTTCATACCTACCGAACATCAATGTTTGGCCAGCACCTAATGCGCCTGGAGATCAATATACATTCGTTTATTGGCGTCTAAGAAGGCTACAGGACGCTGGTTCTGGTACAAGAGTACAAGACATACCCTTCCGCTTTATTCCTTGCATGACGGCTGGATTAGCCTATCACTTGGCTATTAAGATCCCAGAGGCAGCAGGAAGAATAGATTTATTAAAGCGTGAATACGAAGAACAATGGAAGTTGGCGGCAGATGAAGACCGAGAAAAGGCCTCATTACGCTTGGCTCCTAGACAGATGTTTTGGTAAAAAATGGCTTCTTTATATGCTTCTGGTAAATATTCAATTGCCGAGTGCGATAGGTGCGGGCAAAGGTATAAGCTTAAGGAACTAAAAAAAGAGATTATTAAGACCAAGTTGTATCAGATTAAGGTCTGCCCAGAATGTTGGGATCCTGATCAGCCTCAGTTATCACTTGGTTTATACCCAGTACAAGATCCACAGGCAGTGCGTGAGCCACGTCCGGATGTCAGCTATAGACAGTCTGGAACAAGCGGCTTACAGGAGCTTTTAATCAATAGCAATAGCGAATTAGGTATTGGGTATCCAGAAGGTGGTAGCAGAGTTTTCCAGTGGGGTTGGCAGCCTGTTGGTGGAGCAAGCGGTTTTGATTCAACTTTAACGCCAAATGATTTAATATCCTATGGTCAAGTAGGAAATGTCACAATTACATTACTTTAAGGAGTAGAAAATGGGTTACAAACGTGGTGCTGATGGCATCGTTAAAAAAGGTAAAACAGAAGGCAAGAACTTAGGCAATGACGGCCCAACAGTGGCAGCCCTAAAAGGCAAAGGCACAAAGACTTCAGGTGGCGGTAAACGCAATATTGACATGAAGACTATGGGACGTGGTTTAGCTAAGGTTGCTGCTCAAAAGCGAGGCTAATTATGGCTAAGTACAGCAAGAAAATCATGGGTAAAGAAGTTGGGGATGCTGCAGTTTATGCAGAACCACATACAATGAAGGGTAAGAAAATGGACGCAAAACTAGCTGAGAAAGCAGTTGTCAAGCCAGGTAATGGCGTTGATAAAGTGAACATGTCTGTTGGTGGGTACAGCAAAGGTTGCTATGATCCTATCAATAAGAACGGTGAAATGAAGATTCGTGGCACTGGTGCGGCTACTAAAGGCACCAAAGCTAGAGGCCCAATGGCATAAGGTTTAATATGAATTACACAGAACTTGTTTCAGCTGTAGAAAATTACTGCGAGAACACGTTTGCTACGGCAGACATGAATACCTTTATTCGTCAAGCCGAACAGAACATTTACAACTCTGTTCAACTGCCGTCTTTGCGTAAAAACGTAGTGGGTACAACCACTTCTGGCAACAAGTATCTGTCATGCCCAAGCGACTTCTTGTCATCGTTCTCTTTGGCAGCCATTGACGCTTCTGGTGAATATCATTATTTACTTAATAAAGATGTTAACTATATCCGTGAGTGCTACCCAAAAGCGACAGACTCTGGTTTACCGTTTTACTATGCACTGTTTGGCCCACAAACTACATTCCCAAATGAGTTAAGCTTTATTCTTGGCCCAACGCCAGATGCAGCTTACAGCATGGAATTGCACTATTACTTCTATCCAGAATCAATTGTTGTTTCTAATCAGACTTGGTTGGGTGATAACTTTGATACAGCATTATTGAACGGAACTCTGATAGAGGCCATTACCTACATGAAGGGTGAGGCAGACATGGTAGCTCTTTACAAAGAACGCTATATGAGTGCGCTTACCTTGCTTAAGAACTTGGGTGATGGTAAAGAACGTGGTGATGCTTATCGTGATGGTCAAGTTAAGAATAAGGTATTCTGATGATCCAACAAGGCCAAACTACATCATTCAAAGCCGAGATTCTAGAGGGCGTTCATGACCTTTTAACGGACGAAATCAAGATAGCTTTGTACACAGCAAACGCTGATTTAGGTCCAGGCACAACAATTTATACGTCAACTGAAGAAGTTGTTAGTGCGGGGTATTCTCCTGGTGGTGCGGTATTAACAGGGATAACTGTGTCAACAAGTGGTACTACGGCTTATGTTGGTTTCAATAATGTGAACTTTGTTGGATGTTCCTTTACTTGCCGTGGCGCACTAATTTACAATAATACAAAAGGCGGTAAAGCTATTGCTGTGCTTGATTTTGGCTCAGATAAGACTGCAACGCCTACAACTATTTTTAGAATCACGATGCCAGCAAATACTGCTAGCAATGCTTTAATACGTATAGCTTAAGGAGCTTAATATGCAATTAGAAAAAACATTGGTTGAGGACGTTGTTTCAAGCTCCTTAACAAAAACAATCGGTTCAGGCGACTCAGCAAGAGCGCACGGTGAATATGCTTTGGAGTGCCGTGATTCAGAAGGCAATTTGAAGTGGGTTATGGGCGGTAAGAACTTGGTAGTTAACCAAGGTTTACAGGACATGAACACTAAATACTTCACAGGATCTAGCTATACCGCAACTTGGTTTATTGGTTTATATGGCGCAGCATCGTCTAATAACCCATTAGCAACTGATACAGCGGCTACTCATCCAGGATTTACAGAGATTGTTCCTTACAGCAACGCTACCCGTCCTGCGGCTACTTTTGGAACAGCGACAACTGCTGATCCATCAGTTATTGATAACTCTGCATCTCCAGCAGCTTTTAACATTAATGCTACAGCAACGGTTGGCGGTGCGTTTTTGATTAGCAACAACACAAAGAGTGGCACATCTGGCGTACTGTTTTCAGCATCAGATTTCCAATCTCCTGGTGATCGCACAGTAGCATCTGGTGACGTATTGAACGTAACTTACACATTTAGCTTAGACGCTTAATAGGAGAAAATAATGGCTTTTAAAAAAGGCGATGTAGTTAAGCTTAATAAGACTATCCCTACCGGACCAGTTATTGCTATGCGCATGAATGAAGATGGCGTAATTTCCTATTTGGTTGAGTGGGAAGAGGATGGTGATACAAAGCAACGCTGGTTTGAAGAAAACGAATTAGTGGCGGGATAACGTGTCAGATGGCGGCTGGAGTTCTGGCGCTTGGGGTCAAGCTGGCTGGGGAATGTCCGTATTTGAAAGGGCAGAAACCGAGACAGCTACTGGTTCTGACACAATTTCAGCTGCTCAAAACTACGCAAGTAATGTAGCAGAAACCGCAGTTGTTACAGATGCGGTATCAGCAAGACAAACATTTGGCTCTTCAGTCAATGAAACATCAGCAGTTACAGACTCAAATAATGCGTCTGGAAGTGTATATAACAGCGCATTTGTAGACACATCTACTGGCTCAGATTCAATCAGTTCTAGTCAAACATTTGCTACATCCATACTAGAATCATCTGCTGCATCTGAAACAGTGGCCGCAGCCCAGCTTTTTGCAACGGTAATAAATGAAACTTCTACTGCCACAGATGCAGGTTTTGTTGCTGGAAGTGTGTTTAATAGCACGTTTACAGATACCTCAACAATCACGGATTTACCGTCTACAAATCATACAATTAACTCTCAATTGTCAGAATCGGCAACATCTACTGACAATCCGATAGCCAATATTGTGTTTAATAGCGTGTCATTTAGCGACTCAGCAACAGCATCTGACGTTATTTTGGCAGCTCAAACGTTTGCTACAAACATTGTAGAGAGCCTAATTACGCTTGATCAGATGGCTGCGCAACAGGTTTATAACAGTCAAATATCTGAATCTGCTGCAGGAACTGACAGTTTAGGCGCTGCTTTTGCTTACTTTGTGTTTGTAAACGAGGCCTCTGTAGCAACAGAAACCATGTCTGCGCAACAGGTTTTTGAGGCTGCAGTAGCTGAAGTGGGTACTATTACGGATAATACTGATGCTGCCGGAACTGTTTATTTGGTGGCTATTTCTGAATCAGGCACAATATCTGATGTTACAGCGATAAGCTCTAGTATTTTCAATGTCTCTGTAATAGAATCCTTAATAGCGACAGATTCAATAATTGCTAGATTCTTCTGGGAACCGATAGATGATGATCAGACTGCAAACTGGGTTGGTATTAACGATAACCAAACTCCAACATGGGCGGCCGTCAACTCGGATCAAACGGATGGATGGGCAAACATCAATAACAATCAAACCCCTACTTGGGGCAATGTAAACGATGACCAGACACCAAGCTGGACTAATATAACTACGGTATAGGAAGCACTATGGCAACTTACTCCTCAAATCTTAAGATAGAATTAATTGGTACTGGCGAACAGGTAGGTACCTGGGGAACCACTACTAACTCCAACTTCTCAAACGTATTTGAGCAGTCCATTGTAGGTCGTGTGACTGTGAATTTTGCTACGGATGCCAATAGAACTTTAAGTGCATCCGACTCTGTGGCATCGCAGGATTTCCGCAACGTTTACTTGAACCTAACATCTAGCGGTAGCTTGTCAACTACCCGTGATTTGATTGTTCCGACAATCAACAAAAACTATGTTATCCAGAACAATACTACCGGTGGCCAGTCTATCCGTGTGATTACTGCGGCCGGTACTGGTATCACGGTTCCAAATGGCACAACAGTTCCAGTGTATGTGAATGGCACGAACGTTATCCAGGCATTTGACTTTTTGCCGACATTTAACATCGGTACATTGGATCTAACCAATATTGAAGTAACCAACATCAAAGCCAAGGATGGCACAACCGTATTTACTTTGGCAGATTCTACAGGAGCTACCACATTTAACCCAGGAACCGCTAACCAAGTAATGTACTTGAATAGTTCCAAGGTGATCAGTGGTTCTTCCAACATGACCTTCAACGGCACGACATTGACCGTTGCCGATATAACTGACACATCACTAACCGCTAACCGAGTTATTTACACTGGCGTTGGTGGTAATCTACTAAGTAGCGCAAACTTAACGTTTGACAACTCCAC